AGTTCAGAGTCTGCAACTTCTGGATCTAATGAAAGCGATCCAAATACTGCTGGTAAGTTTCCAAATCAAGGAGTGAAATTAGTATGATCACGGGTACCGCAACTCGACTAGCCGGTAAAGCTCTCGGTGACTTTTTGAAGTTAGCAACAACTGCCGGCGCCGCAACTGTTGAGAAAAAGGTTTTAGAGCGCTTAGCTGGTAAAGCGGCTGAATCCGTGGATGCTCCTGGATTGTTTGGTGTTGCGGCACGTCATCCGGAAATGGTTGCAAAATTAGCAGGTGCTGCTGCTCCGATTGCCGCTGCAGGGGGCGTTGCTGCTGGCGCAGGACTTATTGGTAAAGCTTTACAGGGACAAGAAAATACATATGCACAGTCCCAATACACTCTTCCACTGCGTCAACCAGCTACCCCTGTATCATTTGCAAATCAGCAATACACGCCAGGGATGTCGCCGATGACGAATCAGACTGTTGCTGAGGCCATGTTGGAGCAGCAAAAGTTTCAACATCAGATGCAGTTAATTAATGCTCGTCAATCTGCACAGCAGGGGGTTGGCATTGCTGGACGTACGACTAGTGGTGGTTTAGATATAATGGGCTTATCACAACAAATTTTTGCGCCGACTCAATATTAAATTATGGCTTCTTCATTTTTTGATTACAAGTCCGGCGGTGATTATAAATTTCCGGATTATTCTGACAAAATCGGCGATATTGGTAGCAATACCTGGGCTTATGAAAAAAATGCTCCGAGTTTTTTAAATAAAGGCAGTAAAACAGATTGGGGTGGTATCGCAAATCTTGGTGCAAATTTTCTGCAGAAATATTTGGACAAAGATCAAGATAAATATCGATCAGAGTTTTCCCGAACCCCCTTTAGCATGGGGGGAGTAGATACTCGTGGGTTTGGCGGAGGTCAGCTTCTTGAAAATCTATCGGTTTATAGTCCACCTCCTTCACACGCTCCTTATTTTATTCCCGGTGAAAGCGGTGGACCCTCTGGTGGACAAAGATTTGCACGCGCAGGTGCGGGAGCCCTTAAAGGCGCATTATCTGGTTTTGCGGTAGGCGGTCCCGTTGGAGCTGTAGTCGGTGCAATTGGCGGTGGTTTGTCTGGTGGTTTTGGTTGATTAATTAGAACTAAAATAACAATCAAGAAGGTTAAATAGTTATGCTTCCTCTCGCAGCGTTACTGCCAGTTGCCGGTGCAGCCATTGGTGGAGTTACAGGTTTTCGTCGTAGTGGCGGTGATTTAGGCGCGGCTGCACTCGGTGCTGGCCTTGGCGCCATGACTCCAGGCGGCTTCCGAATGGCAGGTCAAGCACTTGGTGCTGGACTTCTTGGTCGTTCCGCACTTGGTCAGGTTGCATTGTCTAAGGCCGCCAAGGGCGTAGCTTTAAGTCAAGCCGACAAAGCACTACTCGCCGCCCCAGCCGCCGCAGGTTTAGCTGCTGGTGGATTGGGTTTGATGGCCACCCCCGCTTTGGCTGGTAGCCCGGCTGCTGCTGTTGCTCAACCTGCGCAACGTGCTGCTGGTGCGGCCGGTGGGTTGGGGTTAGGTGCTATGCAACCTCAAGCAACCTATGAAACCGCTGGTGCCGTCCCTGGTGGACTGCCTGTTGGTGCTTCCCCTTACGGTACTGCCGCTGTTTTAGATCCCTCGGGTTCTTTTGGTGCTGGCCGTGCAGCACAACTGCTCGAAGGTGATGTGCAGCTTGCCAACATGCGCAAGATGATGCCCGAGCTGTTCAAGGCTGCCGAGGCACGCTCCAAAACTGAATTCCAGCGCCAAATGGCCGCAGCTGGTGTGCGTCAAAACATCTTGACTGCCGCCAACATGCTTGAGCGCAGTCAGCAAGCTGCCCAGCAAATGGGTCTGACTGCTGCTTCTCAAGCCGGTTCCGCATTAACCTCCCAATACCAGTACAGCTAATATGGCCGCAATCTGGAGCGATCCCGCGTCACCCTTTTACCAGAAAATTCCTGGCTTTGCAGTGGGTGCGCCCTTCCGGGGACCCGCTCCAGCTTTTGGCAAGGAAAAAACTCAGAAACTACCTCAGGTAACGATCCCTGCTACGGACTTTTCCAAAGTACCGTTTCCTATGGTTGGTACTGATTTTTCTACTGGGTTTCGCGATGTAGACCTGCAAAGCCAAACTGGTTCTGCAGTTCCACCAATGGACCAAGAGGTCAAAAAGTATTTAGATTTTTACAAGGCCATCAGCCCGATGCGGATGGCTGAGATGGAGCAGTCTGCACAGCTTTCTTCGCGTTTAACCCGTGAACAGCTCGCCTCTTTGTATCCTTACCTAAGTGCTGCTGGTGCGGAATCTACTGCACGAAACCTGGCTGCGAGCAAATCGTTCTTGGCCACTAAAGAACAGATGCCTAGTAACGTGCAGGCGATCATGGCCTCGAAGCAGAATCAAATGCTTCAAGCCGCAACTGGTGAAGCAGAGCGTCAACGTGCAACTGCCGCTCAGCAGGATGCCGCCAAGCGTTTTGCGGGTAGCTTTGCTGGCCAATACATTCAGGTTGCCTGAAATAAACCACGTTAAACTGAAAGCAGCGAGTCGTTAATTATGGGCGGATCACCACCACCTCCTCCTCCGACAATTGTTTATTCGCCACCTCCGCCGCCTCCGTCTGCTCCTACCCAGGTGCCGACCCAATCGCTGCAGACTCAAACTGCGTTGAATGAGGTTAGTGGTGCCCAACAACGACTCAACATGGAGTTGGGCGCTCAGTTGGACCGTACTAACGCCGAGTTCTTCGCCGGCCAGGATATCCGCCGTACTCAATCTGCTGGAGCAGAACAGCGTCTTACCGTTGGTAAAACCGGTGAAGAAGAGCGTGCAACTCGCGTCACCGCTGGCGAACAGGAACGTCTTGGCATTGGAACCACTGGCGAGCAGTACCGACTAGGGTTGGAAACTGCTGGCAAGGAACAGCGGACCACCGACTTGCAACAGGAGATGTTCCGGCGCTATAAAGAGCAAAGAGATTACGATCAGGCTCAACAGCAGTACCGAACATGAAAGACTGGATTCAAGGTTTAACTGATAAAGACCGAGAATCCTTTCTTACATTCTGCAAACGGACCAACTCTCCGATCCAAATGTACCTGTATTCCCGGTTCCTCGGGTTTACAGGTAGCATCGTTGATTGCGATGAGTGGTCAAAAAAAGAGTACAGAAAAAGAGACTTCAACGGTTTGTTGGAAATGGAGATCGACTCCATGCAGCAGGATATTGCCAAGCTGCGTGAAGCTATCGACATGGGGATGGTGAAGCAGGATATGGGCACCTCTCGGATTGCAATGATGCAAAAAGAGCTTCGTGGTGCGATCAAGCAACTGAATGACGAGAAAATTCTCCTCGATAAGCAGGGTTTAATCCTCGCTGGTGCGGACCGAGCGCTTCGTGAGATGCTTTCAATCTTCCGAGACGATCCAATTGAAGGCCCACTCCAAGAAGCCTCGATGGGTGTCTGGACAAAGATTCTGCAGGAAGAATCTTAAAAATCAGTACGCTATGCTACGGGCATGGCAGGTACGAATCTTTATAGCGTCTATCGGCGCACGGCTAGAGCTGCAGCTCAAAAACGAGTTGTCAAACACTCTTCGACCGTTGATGTAGATCGAGCACGTAAAGATTTTGGTTATTTCTGTGAGGTGGTGGGTGACAAGCCTCCAGCAGCTCACCACAAAGAGTGGCATCAATACCTATGTACAGGTGACGATAGCGAATGTTTGGTGGGCATTGCTGGCCCAAACGTAGATATTCTGGCGCCACGCGGCTCAGCAAAATCCACGGTATTAGGTTTGTTTACGGCTTGGGCGATTGGTATTCACGCTCTCGCCAAAAAACCACTCAAGATTCTTTATATTTCGTACACGGTAGATGTTGCTCGCCCCAAGAGTGCTGCCATCAAGCGAATCATTGAAGAGAGTAAAACTTACTCTGAAATTTTTCCAACTGTAAAAATTGCCAAGGGGATCAACTCCAACGAGTATTGGAGTATTGATTGGAAGTTTGCAGGTATCAAATCAACCGGTGAGGAAGAATTCACGGTTTGCTGTGCCGGTCTCAAAGGTGCCGTGACCTCTAAACGTTCTCACCTTTGTATCATCGATGACGCGATCAAGTCGGCCGATGACATTAAAAACAGAGATATTCGCGCCGCCATGGAGGATAACTGGAACTCAGTTATTGTGCCGACCATGTTTGAGGGTGGTCGAGCAATTTGTTTGGGAACCAGATTTCGGCATGACGATATACACAACTCGACATTTACTCCAGCTAATGACTGGATTCAAATTGTCCAATCAGCAATTACTGTAGATTCTGAGGGTGAGGAAATCTCGTACTGGCCAGCCCTTTGGTCCCTGGAGTATCTACAAGATCGTCGAAGACAGGCACCAATTGCGTTCAGCTTCCAGTATCAGAATCAAATTGTCCAAACCAGTGAGCTATCCCTGTCCCCGGACTTGATTGTTAAAGGCACGATCGGAACCCAGTTCGATTCCTTGGGCGTTGGTGTTGACCTGTCCGCCGGAATTCGAGAACAGAATGACTACACCGTCTTTGTGATGGGCGGACGAGTAGGCCAAAAGATTCACATTATCGACTGCAAACGAATCCGAATAATGGGGAACTTAGAGAAATTGGAAGCCTTGATGGAGATGATGGAAGAATGGGGTGTTGTCCACAAAGACAACGATAGGTATTTCCCAACCGGCAGCAACATTGATATCTGGTCGGAAGCTGTGGCTTACCAAGCATCTCTGGAGGCGGACTTCAAACGAATCTGTCTAGGCGACCACGGTCTGTACAACATGAACTGGCACGCGATCAAAGGATTTCGTGGGGACAAGGTGGCACGCTTCCGGGGCATTATGGGTCTTTTTGAGCAGCGGAAGATTATTTTTAACAAGTATCGGCGATTTGGCCCCCTCACTGATGAGATCGTCAATTTTGGTGTCAGCTCCCATGATGACTGCGTCGACGCCCTTGTTTGGCTTTGCAACGGCCTAATGACCCGAGGCAAACTGGAGCTTGAATTTTAAATTTGGGAGTAAATAGGGATAAAGTATTTTGGACCTAAACTAGGAGAATCCTTTTCCAATGTCCCCCAGCTACTACACTATTGAGCTTGAGCAGGACGCCTACGGCTCCGCAGTAATCCCTCTTCCCGACGAACTGTGCCACGATATGGCCCTTCAACCGAACGAACGCTTCGACGTTGAAGTTGAGGATGACACAATTACACTCAAACGCATTGCTGCTGGCTACGATATTGAAGAATAATCTTGAAGTCATCTAACTCATGAGCGATAGTCCTAAATCAGCACTCGACGCTATCCTCAAGGCAGTTATTACCCGTGATGGTACTGGTCATGCCGATACCATGCTGGTCAATGCCCACCTGTCGCAGATGCGGATGTTCGGCATCCGTCAGGGCGTAGAGTTTTACCCGGCTCAAGATAATTTCGGTACTCAGCGGTTTGATTTTATCCAACAGGTAATCAAGTTCAACAAGCTTGACGCCCGACTGGATTCAATCTGGGATCGCTTTTTAACCTACGGCAAGGGCCTGTTCTATATTCGCCCAACTAAAAAAACTTACCGACTGTACTGGTTCGACAAGGATTCGTATCGAGCCTTCTATTCGCCTGAGGGTGACCTGGAAGAGGTCATTATCATTTATCCATATAAGGTCAAATCCAGCAAAGGCTTCCAGGGTGTTGGTCTGAATACCGATAAGCGCTATATGCGTCTCCGTATCACTGCAACGGAGATTGAAGAATTTCATAGCGAGCAGGAAATCAGTTTTGATATGCCGTCTCTCGAGTACGGCATCTTCGACAAGAAGACTGTAGTCAACACGATGGAGTTTATTCCATGCGTGGAAGTCTTCAACAATCCTGATGCCTTTGGTACCGAAGGTAGCGGAGAGTTTGATTGGATGGCCAACCAAATCATCGCCCACGATGAGATGGTTAAAAATATCCGTGCCAACCTCTCTTTCTTCGGAAATCCTACTCTGTTATCCTCTCGCCCTAAGCAAGATATTGTCGAGAGCGGTGATAATGATGTTGCGCAACGTCCGAGTATTGCGAGCGAATCTGGTTTTCAATCGGACTTCTTCCTTTCTAGCTCTACGTATAAACAAGACAACGTAACTAGGCAACCTCCTGGCTACATCGGTCGTCCTGGTAGCGGTATGCGCGTACCCCGTGTGATCGCCAACCTGGAGCCAACCGATCGTGTTGGTTTTATTACTCCAAATGCTGTAAGCACGGATCAGGCTCGGTACTCCGAACAGCTTCGTAGTGAGATCCGGCTTGCTTTGGGTGGTATCGACGACCTTAGTATTACTAACGTCACCGCGACTGAAATTAAATCTGCATATGGACGAGTAAGCGCAACTGCCAAGAAGAAGTGCTTAATGCTGTATACCTATGGCGTTTGTAAGTGCTTCGAATTAATGATTTTCCAGGAAGAACAAATCTTCCGTAAATCCCTAGCTTATGCGTCGGGAATTAAATATCCAGTACCACCAGAGGATCCGAGCGATGAAGCTGCTCGACAAAAGTATGAAAAACAAAAGGTTACTTACGAGAAAAAGTTACAGAAGGCCATTGATCAAGCTATTGAAACCAAGGAAGTTCCTGATGGTGTTCTTGGATTAGCGCCGGATGGTGATCGGACTGTAGACTGGCGTT